CCCTGAAGCTCAATGCCGACGAAGCTCAGGAGCTTCCCGGCCCGGGCCCTGCCGGCGACCACATCCGAGAGGATCTCGTCGGCCTTTCGCTGGACCTCATCGATCGAGTTGTCGAAGCCAGTCCGGATGAACGACCTCTCGGGTATCCGGATCTTGCTCCCGACCTTCATGTAGAGGCCGCCCTCTCCGGACCTCAGTCCGAGTTCTCGGCTTCGCCCGATCAGATACCGGCGCATCTTCTCGGTGACAACGATCTCGCACCCGAACTCGTTGACCGTAGCGATCAGCAGGATCGTGGTGTCTTGGTCTTCAAACACCCCGACTTCCACGACACTCCGGCCTAACTCATCAAGCTCTCGGAGGATGTCAGGTATGTTGTTGTCATCCTTGATGGCTACGGCCATGGCTGTCACCTACAGTCCAGGGTTCTTGCGGTACGGCCACAGAGCCTGATACTCCTCCGGACCCCAGTGAGTGCTCCCTATGCCGGCCAGAGTCTCGATGGACATACCCTCGACAGGTCGCTCGACGTATCGAGCCACCCGCCGCTTTACCCACTGCTGGACCGCAGCCGGGATAGGCAGAGGCACCTCTTTTCCATCGGCATCGACCGAGGTGAACGGATTGTTGAGAAACGAGTCTGCATCGTCTTTAGCCGCATCTAGGGCGTCCTGAATGTCCGCGTCCTTGCTGGTGTCCTCTTCAGGAATCCCTAGATAGCGCTTCATGTCAGCAACACTGAGCTGGAGACGGTCAGCTACCGCTCCCATTGGCATCAGCCCTCCCGGCTGCGCCTGTGAGATGCCCGATGGCCATTCAGTGCGGCGCGGCTCGAGAATACCTTATCGCAGTCCCCACACCTATAGGTCACGTTGATTCCAGTGGACTCGCCCGTCGGCTCGGTCATCGGCGCATCCGGCGGTTCGATGGCAGTCTTCGTCTCGCTGGGCCCGGGTGTCTCGATCTTCTCCGGCTCCTTGACGGGCACGTTCGTCGGCTGCGTCACGGGCCTCTCAGTCGGCACAGGATCTGGGACCTCGGCGATCAGCCCCCTGCTTATCCAGGTGTCGATAGGAAGTCCTTGCCTGCGGAACACCGGCTCCCCTCTCCGGTGAATCCCATCGGCCCCAATGAACGTCTTCAGTGCTATGTATCTAGGCATAGCGTCCACCTCCACTAGAGTCTTCTGGCCAGTCCTTTACTCTCAAGAACCTTGGCTCTTTGTCGAGGAATGATTCCGTGTTGTCTTAGGGACCGATTGTGGATCAGGTGCGCCACAGGCTTCCTGTGGAGCCCCGCTAGGACCAAAGCCCGTTGAGTCCAACTCAGATGCGTGATGATAATGTCGCACCAGTCGGCCAGAGCGTGTTCTTGGACCAAGTCAATGCATATCGAGACTCCCTGGTAAGTTGTATTGGAACCCGTGCCAGTGAGCACCTGGACCTCATGCCCGCGCTGTTGCAGCTGTCTCAGCATGGTATGAAGCATCATCTCAGAACCGGCGTTGTGCGCCGGCGGATACCCATGCACGTAAGCCAAGATTTTCACGATACTGCCCCCACAGAGAGGGAGGGGCTTAGCCCCTCCCTCAGCCGACTCAGGATGTCAGCGTTCGCGGTTTATCAGAGTTCTCAGCTGCCAGAATCAGCTGGCGGGGCAGAATCGAACTGCCCAAGCACGAAGGCCTCAGGCCTGTAGATCGTTTGGGCGAGGCGCTCCTCAGCCAGGATCGCCACCATGTTCTTGATGAAGAACTGGTCGTGGCTATCGCTGACGCGGATCGCAGCTTCCTCTCGATCCCACAGAGCCGTGCCCATGGCGAACGCTCCAACGAGGAAGTCGCCCTCCTGGATCGCAGGAGTGTCGACCACGGGAACTCTCCAGAGCCTCTGCTGACCGCCCTCGGATACCCGGATCCAGATGTAGTGACCGTCCGTCCCCTTCATCAGCTCGATATCTTCCCAGTCATTCGGGTGCAGGACGATACCCGTCACCGGATATTCGGCCAGTCTCGCCTTTGTCATCGCCCTACGGATGGCGTCCACCTTGTTGTCGCCGGCCTTGCCGTCAGACCACTTATAGGACTGGATCTTTGAGTCGGTCAGGATGCCTTGCAGGTTGTTGCCCAGGCCGTCTCCGTAGAGGATCTGCCCATCCTCCACGAGCTTCAGACCGTAGATGAGGCGCTGGTCGATGTACGAGCTCAACTGAGGAGCATCAGCCAGTATCTGTCTCGTAGCCGGCAGCCAGTGAGCTATCGTCTTCACGCTGATGCTCACGATCTCGAAGGACAGGCCAGACTCAGGCTTGCCCTGCGCCGGGGCCTCGCCGACTGTCGCTGCCATGTTGGTGAAGCCAGTCTCCCTGACGAACTCGATTGCGCCGACACCAGTTGTCAGCACTGGGATCAGGTCTCTGACTCTCATGGTCCGATCAGGTGCCCTCATGATCTCGGCGAGCCTCTCAGGCGTATACAGATAGCCGGGGACGTTGCCCAGAGAGGCACCGGTCAGAGTCGTCTTCGTGAAGAAGCTCTTGACCCGGTAGTCCTTCGACTTCGTCTCGCCGGCTGCGATCATCTGCTCGTACGCATCGGACTCGACAAACAGCTGGCCGAAGCTCTTGGTGCTCTCGGGATCGCCTTGAGGCAGCCTGTTCATCTTGGCCTCGAGCTCATCCATGCGGGTCTGAGCGGCCTTGAGATCCTCGCTGATGCCTCGCAGAGACTCCTCGGTCTTCTGGATCGCCTTGGCAGTCTCCGTTGTCGTCTCACCGAACTGCTTGATCTCCTTATCCTGTTGATCAAGCAGCTCCTTCAGTGTTTTGAGCCCCTCGTCCAGAGCGGCTCGAATCTCCTTCAGATCCATCTGTGTGTCACTCCTTTCTCAGTGCCTGTCCAAACCTGCGAAACTCTTTGAGCAGCATGCGCTCTTCGGCCATCTGCTTCAGAGCTCGCACAGATGACAAGAGAGCCGACACGTCGTCGCCTCCCTCACCTGCACCTGGCGAGTGGTCTCCCGAGTCGCCGGCGCTGTCGCTATGCGAGTCCCCCTTGACCGGAGTGGACTTCTCCGAGTCCGGCTTCAGGAGGAGTGCCTTCAGTTCTTGTGCCTTCTGCCTGCCCTTTTCGTCGAACACACCCTCGTCTTCGCCTTCTTTGATGAGCGCCACCATCGCCTCAGAGAACTGACTGATCGAAGTCTCGACCTTTCCCGGACGGTCGGTCTCATCGGGATCGCCCACAATGCCATAGATGGTGTCCCAAAGCGTGTTCATGAGGCGGTAGAACCGCTGCCAGAAGTCCTGCTTTTCCAGATTCTCGGTGAAGTCGTTGGCCTTCTTGTGCGTGCTGATCTCGATGGGCTTGTCCCGCTCCTTCTGCTCTCGCTCTTGTCTCAATGCTTTCACCTCATCTCTCCACCGCTTGATGGCCAGCTCGAGCATCTCCGGGACCTCGTCCGTCTCGAAATGGCCGCTCCGCAGGGCTTTTTCCATACGCTCCATCGACTGAATAAGCCGATCGGCCTGGGCCATGGACTTGACCCCGACGATCGGCGTATACTCGTTCATCCCCCATGCGACGTAGGAATACTCATAGAGCTTGAGCTCTTTCAGGTGCCGGATCTTGTTGCTGTCGCGCTCTTCCTTGACCACGTCGTAGCCAATGGATTCCTCGGTGATTACGCCATCCTCGAGGAGCATCAGCACGTCCGACGCCAGTCGGGTTTTCGTGATCTTGGTCTCTACGTAGAGGCCGACGTCATCCTCGCGCATGACGAGGGGCTTGCCGACCATCCAGGCTGGCTCGTGCATGAACAGAGCCTTGATCCGTCTCTTGCCCTCGGGACCCCAGGCATTGATCGTGCGTCGGAAGGCACCCGGATCCACCACATCTCCGCCCTCGTCGACTACGTTGAACGTCGACGGATAGCTGATCACGATACCTTCCTTCGCATGGATGTCCTTGAGTTGGAGCTGAACGTTCTTGAACTCCATTCCGCCATCGCCCCCAATGAAAAACCCCGCTTGAATGCGGGATTTCTGAGGTTTTCTCTATGTAGTGTAGTCGCTACAGGATGACTCGATGCCGCTCGGTGCACCGGCAGTTGATAACCTCCTCAGGCGGTCCGGAGGGATCGCCTGGATACATCAGCCCGTTACTGTAGGACTCATCCATCTTGTGAGTCTCGCCGTCAATCGCGTCGTGTGAGTCTCTCACTCTTCCATCACGAGCTGCGATCCATTCCTTAGTCAACTCGAGGCCCCACTCATCAGACGCCTGACGAGCTCCCTGCCTGTGTCCATAGTGGACTGCTGCATGAGACTCGGTCCTGGCTATCGTCATAGCCCGAGTCATGGTGATGTCGGAGTCAGCAGGGTTAGCCCAACTGTCATAGCGGTCCTTGATGCGCTTGGCTATCTCCTTGCTGCTCTCTCCTGCGTCTATGCCTAGCCGGATCTCGCCTCTGATCCACTCCTTGGTTGTCTCGGTGATCTTCTGCACATGCTTGGCCGCTGTGGCCCTCACCCACCGACGGATGATGTCCACCCACGGGTCGAACTCAAGCTTGACCTCGGAAGGACCCGTCGAGCTCTTCTCCGCTATCGCAGCGAGTCGGTCAATCTCTTCTTGCCCTGCGAATTCGACTATAGCGGTCAGAGCTGCCGAAAGGAGGCTCTCCCACTCGGGTATCTGATCATCTACAGCTTCGAGAGCAGCGTCCTCCTCGTCGGTCTCGTAGGCTGCTACAACCTCTTCGGCCTCTCTCTCGAATTGCTCAGCTATCGCCTGACCGAGCTTCTGCTCCCAACTCTCTCGTGTGGACTCGGTGGCCTTCCAGTAGGCCACCTTTTGCTCCTCAGTCCAGTTGGCGGCCTTCAGTGACTTCGGCTCACTGGAATCTGAAGCTGCTATCACGCTCCTGCTGCTCCTTGGCTCGTCTCCCCAGGGAACGTTATCGAACCCCAACTCAAGTCTCTGGTTAACCTGGTTAAGCGTCCAGCCCATGTTGACTAGCTTCTCTGCGTTAATGACCTTCTGTCCGAAGTCCTCCTGCAAAGCGGTGACATTGCTAAGGTCGTACACTATCCGCAACCGAGGTGCCACGCCAGGCTTCCGGGCTTCCGGATCCCAATACGGGACGAGGGCTGTGTTTAAAGCTTCAGCCATGTCGTCGAGCAGAGGGATGATGACATCCTCCCACAGTGCTCTTCTCGCAGTCTCGAAGTTGCGATATGTTCCCTGCCCCGTCAGTAGGACTAGAGGGATACCCATAGCCGCAGCGATCTCTTCACGATTGCTGAGACGAGACTTGATGAAGTCGAGTTCGACCGCAGACATACTCATCGGCTCGAACCTGCCCGGTGAACTCATAAGCAGGATGCCTCGAGCGTTGTCGGTACCGTAGACTTGCGCCTGCAACTGCGCACGTGCCTCTTCCCACTGAGGCTTAGTGAGCGGCTGCGCCGGATAGATCACTCCGTCCTTGGCTGCTCGTCGCTGAAGCGATACCTTGTTCCACCTGACAGCCTCAACGTCTGTGTCAATGACCATCGCCGCCGCCTGCAAAGGCGATATTCCCCAGTAGGGATTCGATGGATTGACGAACTGCATGTGTATGATCTGCTGAGAAGGAATCGGTATCTTCTTCCCTGAGTCGCTGAACTCATAGTGCTTGATGTAGGACACCCTGTCCGGGACGGGCTTGATCTTGTCAGGCGCAACTGGCCACAACTCCATTGGAGTGTTCTTAACCAGCGGCATATGCCATACGGAGTTGCCGCCAAGCCACAGATGATACACAGCCCGCTCCCTTAAGTCCTGCCCGGACATGAACTCGTTCGGATAGTCAAGCAGGATCTCTATCGGGTGTCCCTCTATGCGCTCCCATACTCCTTCGGACTTCCGCTCTTCAACATGCCAAGGGATGGCCGAGGCGGCAGGTGCGATCTTCCGTATAGCTGCGTATACCCAGACAGAGGCTTTCAGTCCGTGCTGTATTGCCCTCTCAGTAGTCCAGTCTGCAAAGACCGGCCTCCCGCTCTCGGATACACTTACAAACGGCAGAAGACTCTGCGTGTCTTGTGTTGCTTTGGTGAGGACGGGTCTCAGCAGCCATTTTGCGATTCTCTCTCGAATGCCCAAAGCCCTCACTCCCCTGCTAGACCCAACCTACTAGGAATTCACTGACTTGAGCCAGCTCTGCTACTGCTCCACTCACTGCATCAACCTGGTCATCATGTTTCCCGCGTGGGAAGGTCTCTACCTCAGCCAGGAACTCTCCGATCCATTCCCCGCGCACCAGATAGACCTTTCCAGCCTCAGCCCTGACTGCCCAGGGTCTAGCCCGATCCTCTTTCGATCTGTCAACCGGCACGGGTTTGATGGTGTGACTAAGCAACTCTCTCTCCCTCATCAGATCCTGCCAAGCTGCCAGCTGGAAAGCTGCGCTCTCTACACCGACAACAACTCCTGGTCCGTCCAGCAATGCTGTAGCCTTGATGAGTTTTCTAGTATCGGGCCACTCCGACTGAGTACGAATCATATCGGCTATGTAGAGGTTGTTGTCTGAGTCAGCTCCAACCAGCCCGCCTGCTGTCCAGTCTGCCGTTGACGAAGTAGAGGTTGCTAGATCCAG